GATGCAATGCAGTTACACTTTTTATCAGAAAGATGTTTAGTTACTCAAGGTGCTAACAACTTTATGTTAATGAAGTAAGACTATTTATTTATAAGGGCGGTCTAGTATCGCCCTTATATTTTTATTAATTATATTATATATTATATTATGGCAAAGAAAAAAGTGACAACTAAGGTTGAAGAGCCTATAGTTGAAAAAACAATGGTTGCGGAACAACCAAAAGTTAAAACTCCAGTTATGGAAACTCCAAAACCGGAAGTTAGGGAAAGAAAAAAACCTGCTGATGAGTGGGAAATAAAAGATAGGGTATACTATTTAAGTGGTAGAAAAAGACCTATAACTAGATCAATAAAATCTGCAAATATACACTGGTTTGACGAAGAAAAAGGTTATGAAAGAGAATTGAAGTATTGTTCTAATCAAAGAACATGCTTTGTTGATGAGATGAAAGGTGATCAAAGGTTAGAACATATTGTCTTTAGGGCCGGCGCTTTATATGTAGAGAAAGAAAAAACAGTTTTACAAAAACTATTATCTCTGTATCATCCACTTAAAGATAAAATTTATTACGAACACAAACCATCTGTTGTAGCCGAAGAAGAAATAGACGTATTAGACATGCAAGTTGATGCATTAGTTGCTGCTAGAAATGTTGATATAGATTTAGCTGAAGCTATTATGAGAGTTGAAAAAGGATCTGAAGTATCTAACTTGAGTTCTAAAGAACTTAGAAGAGATTTATTAGTATTTGCTAGAAATAATCCTAAATTATTTTTAGAACTAGCAGATGATGAAAATGTTCAACTTAGAAATTTTGGTATTAAAGCTGTAGAAGCTGGAATATTAAGATTATCTAGTGATCAAAGATACTTTATGTGGGGATCGAATGGTAGAAAAATTATGACAGTTCCTTTTGATGAACACCCATATACAGCGTTAGCTCACTGGTTTAAAACTGACGAAGGTATGGAAATATATCAAAACATAGAAAAAAGATTTAATTAAGATCTTTTAACTAATATTAATAGCCACTCATTTTGGGTGGCTATTTTTATTTAGGGGCTAACCTTCCGCTTTATTATGTAACTATAATATAGTAAAATATATTTAAAAATAAACAGATGGCAGTAGATATAAATAGAGTATATCAAAAAGTTTTAGCTTTAGTAAATAAAGAACAAAGAGGTTATGTAACTCCACAAGAGTTTAATTTACTAGCTGATAAAGCTCAACTAGAAATATTCAACAATTACTTTCACGGAATTAAAATGGCAGAACGTAAGCCAAAAAATCAAATGGGCTATGCTGACGAGGTAGAGATGTTAGAAGAAAAATTACATCCTTTTCATGTAGATGAATCTGTTAATACAGCAACAGCTAGCTTAACTCTTCCTACAAATACTCACAAATTAATAGGTATAACAAGAAATGGTAATAAAGTAACACAACTAAACAAAAGTCAAGTTGCGTATACTGAAAATAATCCATTATTAAAAGCTAATTTAGTTAGATCAAGTTTTGTTAGAGAAGATTCTGGTGTAGTAACTATTTACCCAACGCCGTCTTCTGCTACATATGATATAGACACAACTTCAGATGGTAATTTTGATCAAGAATCTTTTGAAGTAAGTTATTATAAAAGACCAACCGCCCCTATGTTTGGATATGTTTTATTACAAGGTGAGGCTTTGTATAATAGTAATACTAGTGTAAATTTTGAATTGCATGGATCTGAGGAAGATACATTAGTTTACAAGATATTAATGCTTTCCGGTTTAATAATGAAACAACCTGACGTACAACAATCAGCAGCGGCAGGTATTCAAATGAATAAACAAGAACAAAATAGTTAATTATGGGATCACTAGACGGTACAACACAAGCTCAATATTATAACTCAAGTAATTCTGGTAATTATGGTAATTATCAATTTACTTCTTTAGACAATATAATAAACGCATTTATGTATATTTATGTTGGTGAAGGAAAAATAATATCTAAAGCTAATAGAACTGATGTGCAGTTTCACGCTATGAGAGCGGTACAAGAATTATCATATGATGTTCTTAAATCTTTTAAATCTCAAGAGATAGAAGTACCCAATACATTGTCTATGATACTACCTCAAGATTATGTTAACTATATAAAAGTAGCAAGAGTAGGTAGCGATGGTTTAGAAAGACCTTTATATCCAGCTAGAAAAACTTCAGATCCATTTGCGATAACTCAAAACGATAATGGTGATTATTTATTCGAAGATACTGCATTTAACGGTGAATTAGATTCTACAATAGAGCAATCACCTAGTAACACTTCTGCAAATTTTGAATCACAAACTCCAGTTGATTATCAATTATACGACATAAATTACTCGTCTGATATAGAAATATCTACTGAAGGTAGAAGATATGGGTTAGAACCGGAACACTCACAAATTAATGGTAGTTATTTTATAGATAACTTAAGAGGTGTAATAAAGTTTGGTTCTTCATTAGCTGGTAAAACAGTGATATTACATTATGTTAGTGATGGTTTAGGAACTGATTCTGAAATGGTGGTACATAAGTTTTGTGAGGAAGCTTGTTACAAACATATAGCATATGGTATAATATCATCTAGATCAAATATACCAGAGTATATAGTACAAAGATATAAAAAAGAAAGATTTGCTGAAACTAGAAAAGCAAAAATAAGATTATCAAATATAAAAATAGAAGAATTTACACAAGTACTTAAAGGTATGGGTAAACAAATTAAGTAATTATGCCGGAAATTAAAAGAACATTTACAGCCGGTAAGATGAACAAAGATCTCGATGAGAGACTTGTTAAAAACGGCGAATATAGAGATGCTTTAAATATAAAAGTTAGAACTACTGATGGGGATGATAGTGGCGTTGGTGATGCAGGTGTTGTTCAAAACTTAAAAGGCAACACGCAACATTCAAGAGCTTATAGAATCTCTGATTATAATGATTGGGAAGGGGGAATAAATGACGCTCAACCTACTTCAGCTATTTATACAAAATTTGTAGGCTGTGTTCCAGACGAAAAAAATGACAAAGCTTATTTCTTTGCTGCCGCTCCATTAGTGGGCACATTATTAGATATTCCTTATACCGATATAATGAGCAACCAAATTAATCAAGCATTACGCCTTCAAGCGTGGACGGATAATTCAACTGGCAATAACGTTTTAGATACTACTGAAAGTTTTGAGGGTTGGGGTATTGAAGAGTTTGATGACTTTAAACCGAATAGTGACTTAAATAGCGCAAAAGCCGCTGCTTATTTATATCAAACTAATTATTTTTTAAAATATTGGGTAGATAGTATAATAGAAATAGACGCAACTATTAGCGCAGATGGAGATATTCCTATGGACGGGCGTGGAACACCTATATTTGTTGATTTATTTGGTATTACTGGGAGATGGGTTGATGTTATGCACCCAAATCCAGGAATGGGGATCGCTCCTCCACTACCAACAAGTGGTTTTAGTGTGTTACCAGTTTTTGATGGAAGCGCATATAGAATAGGTATGATCATGTATCTTTACGATAACGAAGGAGAACATCAATTTTTTAATGAAAACGGTGAATTTGGTGTTAAAATAATAGATATACAAGATAACTTATTATATTTATCGTATCCACAATCAGTAGACCTACAACAAGAATTTGATAATAACAATATAACTTGGCAAAGTGCTTTTAAATTTATATATCCGGAAAGAGTATTAGAATTTGATTATAATAAATTAATACCAAATATTAATATAATTGATAATTCAATATTTTACACAGATGGTGAAAATGAGCCAAAAAAAATCAATATAACAAGATCTAAGAAAGGTACTATTATCGATGCAATGGAAGACTACCCTAATATCGAACAAACAGCGGAAAGCTACCTAGAAATTCCTAAACACACAAAAATTTTCGTAAACAACACAAATATAACTGGTACTCCAGAATTTGTTTTAGCATCTGAATTAGAATGGAGTTTGAGAACTTCAGATATTAAAAAAGAAAACGTTACTGTAATAAAAAAAGCCCCAATTACTGCTCCTCATTTAATCATGAGAGATACTACTAGATCTTCAGCAACAAATTTTGTAATTGATAATTTTAATATGATCGCTGAGGGTGAGATAACTGCTCAATTTGGTGACATAAAAACAATAGTTGATCCCGCACTTGTAAACATTGATATTAGAATTAATGATGTTTTAAGATTTACTAACGCGCAAAATAGTATAAACCCAGCTATAGTTACCGCTAGAGTAACTAATTATGAATCACAAAGTGATACAGTTGAATTACAGATAATATTTGCTAGTGAAAATTTAAACTTACAAGAGCCCACTAATTGGAATGTTAATTTAGAAAAAGAAGACCCTTTATTTGAAACAAAGTTTGGTAGAGTTGGATATAGATATCAGTATGAAGATAACGAATACTCTTCATTTTCCCCATGGTCTGAATTAGCTTTTTTACCAAGTGGCTTTCTTTATTCAGCTAAAGATGGTTATAATGAAGGTATGTCTAATAAAGTTAGGCAATTAGAAATAAGTGATTTTATACCAGACGACTCCGTGAGACCTAGTGACGTTAAAAAGATAGATATACTTTGGAAAACAACAGACGATCAAAATGTTTATATAATAAAAAGTATAACAAGGGCTAGAGACAGTGAATGGGATATTAGTGAAGATGAAAATACAGGTAAATTAATAATGACGTCAGAAATGATACATAGGACTTTATCCTCAGATCAAGCTTTAAGAACTTGGGACAATGTACCCAAAAAAGCTTTAACTCAAGAGATAACAGGTAGTAGACTTGTTTATGGTAACTACACTCAAGGGTATGATATAGAAAATGTTGTTAGCTTAAAGCAAACAATATTATCGCAAGCTGTGAACTTTCCTATACCTAAAAAATCTTTAAAGTCTATAAGGAACTACAAATGGGGTATAGTTTTTGGTGATAAGTATGGAAGAGAGACACCAGTTTTAGCGGGAGGGGCAAAAACAACTAGTGGCACATTAACTGGTGATGTCACTGTGGAAAAAAGCTTAGCACATCTTAGTAATAGATTTAAAGTAACACAAAGTTGGGTTAACGAACCTGAAGCGTGGATGGAGTATGCTAAGTATTATATAAAAGAAACTTCAAATGAATATTATAATTTAGTATTAGATAGATGGTACGACGCTGGTGATTCAACTATATGGTTATCATTTCCATCTGTTGACAGAAATAAAGTCGATGAAGAGACATATTTAATACTTAAAAATGAGCATGGTTCACAAAGTCCTGTTGTAGAAAAGGCTAGATATAAGATATTAGCTATAGAAAATGAAGCCCCAGATTATATAAAAACTGATTATAGGGCAATGGGCAAAATAAAAATAAGTGCATCAGGAGTATATGGCCCTTCTGGATCAGGTACTGTACCCATAGGATTAATTGATACTATAGAAATAAGGACTGATCCACTATCGTGGAATGATCAGCCTATAACAAGAGAAAGTTTTAAAGGTACTCCAAGGGTTAGAATAGTAGCTGAACTAACATCAAATACATCAGTAAGAGCTGAAGGCCCTTGGAGAACTGTTTCTAAAATACAATTACCACTAAATGAAGATTATGCTGGTGTTGCGCATGGTTGTGATATCGCGAAAGCTTGGTCAGGAGCAGAAGTTAATCTTTTTGCTTCTTTAATTATTTTAGATAATGGAATAGTACAAGCTGATGTTGATGACCCAACGACTAGTTCTTTCATACAATACTACATGGAATTTAGAGATGAAGTTGTGGAAAACAAACCTGAGTTTGATGGAAGATTTTTTGTAAAAGTTTCAATGGACGACATGTTATCTGAAAAGGTTGTTACGCAGGCTGGTAATATGATATATAGTCCTTTAGCTGCATATGAAATAGGTTATATAGCTAGTACTAAGTTTAGTCCTGCTGAAAATTTTAGTGATACAGTAAGTCAATTATGGACATCTTATGGTGGTATAACTAACGGTACTGTACTAGATACGAGTGTATATAATTCAGATGGATCAGACGAAAATCAAGAATTCTTAGCTTTCACAGGCGCTGATTATGAATATAGTGACACTGCATTTTTTGGTGGTGTTGTTCCGTTTTTTGGCTTTTCTGAGCCACGTACATCAAATTTCTGGAACACTTGGTATAATGATCCAGATACTTCAAAAATATTTATTGATGAAGCTTCAGCTCGCCACGGTTTTAATAAAATAGTTACCTTACCATACGGAGGTTGGGTTATAGAAGGAGGTCAAGATTTAGGTTTAATAGGTCAATCGGAATTTGGTGAAATGGTGCCAAATGGTAACGGCGAGGGAGTAGAAGTTGATTTACCATTTTTTCTTGATGCTGTAAAAAATCATAATTTTATCTCCACATATCCTGCATTTGTTGGTCCAATAAGTATATTATCGCCAGGAGGCGAAATATACGCTAAATACAATTCATTTTACCCTCAGCCTTTTGATTTGTTGCAAGAAGAGGGTTTGTATAGAAATTACCATCCAAATGGTTTATCACGGGGTAGAGCAGCGAATGGTACTTTAGGGCAATTAACTATTTCTAACGTTGGCGCAAATCCTTGGAGTGGAGAAGCTGGGGAATTTAAAATGGCAATGCAAACACCTGGTACTTTTTTTAGATTTCAAGATGATCCAGAACAATGTATTTACAAAGTACTTCTTGTACAGCTGTTAATGGAAAATGGAGGTGGTAATGATCTGCAATGGCTTGGAACTGCGGATATAGATAATATATCTAATCACACTTATGGTAATGATATAGTAAACACTGATGATCCATCAGCTAAAAGAAGCTCTATAATAACTAGATTTGTTAGAATAAACGAAAGCACTGGAGTAGAAATGTATGACGATAATTACAGTGACTTAGTAGGTATTGTATCTGGAGAAGGAGCGATTGGGATAAATGTTGAAGATTGGGACCCAAGAGGAACAGTAAATCATAATGGTACTGGATCTATGGTAATACAAATACTAGAACAAGTTAACCCTGCTGGTGTAATAGCAGATGGTACAGTTACAAGTAAAGCTTGCTTTGAAACTGAACCAAAAGAGAGTGTAGATATAGATATATATTATGAGGCTAGTAACGCTATACCTATGAAATTAAATACTGAGGGTAACATAAATACTTTCACGAAACCAAGTGCTAATAATCACTTAGCTAGTAGAGTGGGTATTTTACCTAGAAAATATGAAGTTATGGTGAATGGTGGGGTGTTGCCATCTGTACCTTTTGTTGAAAGCGTCGACTTAGATCCAACCGCAAGGGTATATAGTACTATAGCAAATAACGTTATTGATGTTAGAGTTGGTTGGAATTCATCTCCTAATAATATTGAAACAATGTTTGCGGGTGGTTTTTCCGCAAGTGATTTAATTGCGGGTGTTAATGGAAATGACAATATTCATAATGGTAATGGGAGATCTGTAGCAACTGGTATTGCTGTAGATGATTTAATTCAATTTAAACACCCAAATGGTTTAGTTACTCAATCTAAGGTTTTGGACCATATGCAACCAGTGGTACTTGAAGATGCTGATGAAGAGAGCGCAAAAGCGATGGTGCTTTCTGATAGATTTACTAGATTTGCTGTGGTATTTTCAGCTATTTTAGGAGGTGTTGATAGCCCTCAATTCGGTATAATAGTTTATCAAGTTAGTGGTTTAGGTGCAACTAATCAAGAATTAACTTTAATGACTGATAATATTGGTAGTGAAGTTTTTGGATCAAACTTAGAAAAAGGAACTTTCTTAACCTCTGTGCTTGGCCCTGTTCCAGTGGGAAATAATTTTCTTATAGGCCTTGGATTAAGTAAAGATGTTTTGCAAAATTATACGGCAGAACAAACTTTTCGCATCGTAAAAACAACTGGTTATTATAAAATAGATACTGAAGTTTGGCAATACCCAGTTGAATTAAATTGGTTTAATTGCTATTCATTTGGAAATGGTGTTGAGTCAGATAGAATTAGAGACGATTTTAATGCTCCACAAATAGATAATGGATTTAAAGCGTCATCAACATTTTTAGATTATAAAGAAGAAACTATAAGTAGTGGATTAATACATTCATCAGGTTTGTACAATGATACATCTAGTGTCAATGGATTAAACGAGTTTAGTATGGCTCAAAAAATAACAAAAAATTTAAATCCTGTGTATGGTTCTATACAAGCATTAAAGACAAGAAATACTGATTTAATTACTTTTTGTGAAGATAAAGTTTTAAAAGTACTAGCTAATAAAGACGCTGTATTTAATGCAGACGGTAATCCACAATTAACAGCTACAAATAAAGTGCTTGGACAAACAATACCATTTGCTGGAGATTACGGTATATCTAAAAATCCAGAATCATTAGCTTGGGATCAATATAGATTATATTTTACTGACAAACAAAGAGGTGCTGTATTAAGATTATCTGGTGATGGATTAACACCTATTTCTAACGTAGGAATGAAGGCTTGGTTTAGAGAAAATTTAATTGATTGTGATAACATAGTAGGTACGTTTGATTGGTTAAACGGAGAGTATAACGTAACATTAGATTTTAACGAGGTATCACAAAAGGAACCTATAACAGTTTCTTTTAATGAAGGATCTAAGGGTTGGGTTAGTTTCAAATCTTTTATAGTTGATTGTGGATTATCAATAAGTGGTAAATATTTTACAGCATCAAATAATGTGCATAAAAGCTCTCTTAGCGGCAGAGGTACACACTGGATATATCAACATGGTGTAGGCGCTAGAAATACTTTTTATAATGATCATTACAATTCTGAAATTGAAATAGTGTTTAATGATTTACCAAGCGTTGTTAAATCATTCAAAGCAATGAATTATGAAGGTAGTCAAAGTAGAGTAGTACAATCTAGTAACGTATCTACTTCTAACACTTTTGATGTTTTAGGTAATTCAGTACCTCTTAATAATGCTAATTCTGATAATATATTTGTATATGGTGACTACTATAATTTAGAAAATATAGATGGGTGGTATTTAGATTATATTGATACTGATATGCAATCGGGTGATATAAAGGAGTTTATAAAAAAGGAAAATAAATGGTTTAATAGAATTAGAAATGATGATAGTTCTCTCACGGCCGTTGAAGAGCACGTTGAAGAACTCTTTGTTCAAGGCATAGGGTTTCCATCTCTTATTGGTGCAACTCCTTCTTCTGACACTAATACACAAACTGAAGCTGGAATAGAAATATTTGAAGAACCAATAACAGAGTTAGGTCCAGATAGCGTTGTTTATACTATATTATATGGGCCAATTTCTGGCACATATGCTATACAATTTAATTCAATAAATGGCGAAACAGGCTCATCTCAGTTTCTTGAAACTTATTCTATTTACGTTAACCAAAACATAGATGGTGAATTAGTTAATGTTGCTACAAACGATCCTTTTATAACTGGTTTAGAGCTAGGTTATTACCCAGCAACAGTAGAGGAGAATGGCAATACTGATAATAGTTACAATTTCTTAATTTATATAAGTCAATATCAAAATTATGACAACATGCAAGAGGTTGCTGCAGATTTTGAAGAGAACTCCGTACCATAATTCAAATATTTAATAATTATAAAACATGAACAATTACACAGTAACAAAATTTAATGTAACGGAGAAAATAGGTGATTCTATATTTAATAGGAGTATGGTTACTAGTGGAACTATGACCATAACGCCTAAAGCTGGTTTTGTTGTTTCTGCTGTAGATTTTTCTATTTCTAAATTACCTAGTCAATTAGCTTCTGTTGTATTTACTGACACAGCAACAGCTGGTGATATTAATAATAAGGTTACTGTAACCTCCACCTTTGCTAATGACTTTGTTGTAACCGGAAACTTAAAAATAAAATTAAATATAATAGGCGATGCTAAGGTATTTAAAAAAGAAGATCAAACAATTAGTGTTGGTGTAAGAATAATTGATAATAAAAATAATAATATTTTTGGTTCTTCAACTGTAAGTAAATTTAATAATTATATATTAGAGTCAACAAAAGAAGTTGGTTTAAATGGTGTATTTGATATTTTTACAGATATTATAACTGGTAGTACAACTAAAAATATTGTAAGTAAAATAGGTACAATAACTATAACAGCTGATGATGATTATTTTTTTAACAAAAAGCCTTATTTAAAAGTCTCAAATGATAAAAATGTTTACTTAAAACAGTTATCAACAACAAAAAGTGATAAATATATTACAAGTTATACTTTTGATATAATGTTTAGTAGTGATATTGATGTTTACGTTAATGACCAACAACCTGTGTTTATTACGTATTCGGCTGTAAAGATACCTACAAAGAAAAATGAAATTACAAATGTTATTTTGAGTAATACTGAAGTACCTTACATGGGCGGTGATATTAAAGTAGATGTATATGGAAACGTGGATGCGGAGTTTGATATAACTATAACCAAAAGCACTGATGAGACTTACTCAGTTATTAATCCTTATGGAGATAGTACTACGAATATTTTTACACCCGCTGGGACTATTACTGGTATTAGAAAAAAAATATCACGACTTAATACAGATTTGAATAATATGGATAACGATAATATTATATCAAAATATTCTTTTTTACAAAAATTTTCAATGAACACTGTAGCGGAAACAGCATTAAGCAGTGGAATATCAACCACAGCAATGAGTGTTACAAGTAATTCTGGTGTAGCAATAGGTGATAAAGTTATTATGGAAAAAATACCTGGTGGTAAAACAATAAAAGTAACAGCAATAAACCCAAGTGGTGCAAACACGTTAACGGTTTCAGAAAGTATTACAGCTGATAGTGGTTCTACTGTAAAATTCGTAAGAAACGAAACGTACAATTTAAATGTATATCCTAGAAATAATACAGTATTAGGCCCTAATATGTCAATAACAAAACCAAATGTTACTATAAAGCAATATAACAACCCAATATTAAAGCTAGTTACCACATCATCTCACGGTGTTAACCCGGGTGATGTTATATATGTTGGTAGAGCAAACAAATTAGGTTATTATTTAAAAAATGATCAAGGAGCTATTGGTGGTACTAATACAACTATTACTAATTATTCTAATAAAAATAACTTTAAAATAACATATACTTTAGCGGCATCTAGTGGTAATTGGCGCGCGGTGGATGCTACTTTACCAAAATGGTCAAGTACTGATTCAACCGCTTCTAGTTGGACTAACTCTGTGTATAAAGACATAGTTTCTAGGTATGGTGCAGCTACCGTAGCCGGTAACGGTGGTACGCATGCGGAGATATCTAACATAGCCGCATCTGGACTTAGTAGTAGCACTTTAACGTTGACAATGGATGTTTGTGTAAAACAGTGGGGAACAGACGACGTTACCATGACTCTAGATTTAGATCCCGCTTTTGATGCAGCTTAGATAATAATATAAAATATAAATTATGCCAGATTTAATAATACAATTTCCAAGAGCAGATTACCCATCTTTACAAATAGGTGACGTCGCTTACTATGCTACTATGGATAGTACTGAAACAGAAAATGATGACGGTACAACTACTATAACTGTTAATAGTGTAGGTGGTTTTAATATAAACAATCCGGACGAGGAGATGACAGCAATGGGTAAAGTAAAGGTTATTGATCACACAACTTCTTTAGAAGATGGTACGTTAACTACTAGCATCACGGTAAATATAGGAGCTAGTGTTACAGAGCCAACTACTAGTGACTTTGTGTTTTTTAGAAAAAGTCCGCGTGTTAATCTTTCATCTATTTTAGGTTATTACGGATCCGCTAAGTTTATAAACACATCAACATCTGAAGCCGAGTTATTTTCTGTATCATGTGAAATAAGTGAGAGTAGTAAATAACCACTAAAAAATGTAATTATAATATTAACAAATAAAGAACAATATGGACCCAATAACAGCATTAACTTTAGGAAAAGGTCTTTTTGATATAGGATCTAGCATCTTTAAAGGTAAAAAAGCTAAAAGAATAGAAAGAAACCAAGCTAGAAGGTTAAAAAAGCAGAAAGAAAAACAGAGAGAACTAGAAAATATATATAAAAATATAGACACTAGTAACCCGTATTTAAATATGGAAAACACTATGGAGGACTTGACTGTTAATCAACAACAGGCAGATTTTGAAAAACAAGCGTTTCAACAAACTCAAGCTAATATAATGGAAAATCTTAGAGGTGCGGCTGGAGGTAGTGGTATAGCTAGTTTAGCACAATCACTAGCTCAACAAGGACAAATCCAAGCTCAAAAATCTTCAGCTAGTATAGGTCAGCAAGAAGCGGCTAACGAAAGAGCTCGTGCGGCTCAAGCTGGTCAAATACAATCAATGGAGAGACAAGGTGAGATAATGTCAAGAGATCAACAAAGAGATCAAACAGAAACTTTAATGGGATTACAATTACAAAAAATAGGTGGTACTAGTGAAAGATTAGCACAGGCTAGGCAAGCTAAAATGGATGCGGTATCATCAGGTATGAATGCGGGTTTAAATATGTTAACGGCTGGCGTAGGAGGACAAGAGGGCGTTACCGCAGATACTAAATGGTCAGACATTTCAAAACATTTATCACGTTGGGATCCTCCGGTGGAACCAGAATAAATTAATATTTAATAATTATGGCAGAAGAAAAAATAGATAAAAGACAAGCGTCTAGGCAATCATTAATAAGTGCGGCAGCGGCAGCTGAAGGGGCTCAAACTAAAGCACAGGGTAAAGTTATGCAAACCGGCATCGGAACTTTCATAAAAAGAAGGAAAGAATATGATCAAAAAAGAAAAGAATTTAAAGATTCAATGGAAGACGTTTTAGAGGTTGGTGAAAATGAAGAGCAAGATTTTAAAGAGACGATAAGCCCTTATACAGTAGAGTTAAGAGAACAATATATAGAAGCCGAGACCCCTGCAGAACAAGAAGGTGTAAAAAACAAAGCTACAAGAATGGCAGCAGGATATCTGTCTGCAATAGACGCTAAGAGCGAACTCGCTGAATTAGCTTTAGACGAAATGGAGTTTGATGGAGATGATTTTATTTTCGATCAAATTAAAGAATTTACAGACGGCACTGGTAGTTATGAAGTAAATAGTGACGGAGAGGTTGATTTAATTTTTAGTGATGGTAGTAAAATACCATTAAATCAATTTAAAAAAGAGATTAAAGCAAAAACAATAGATAGAGATAGTCAAAAATCAATTACAGCTTTAGTAGATAATGTTACTGAACTTGCTGAAACTAGTGGTGGAGAATTTGATTATGCTAAGCATCAAAATAAAATAAATCAAATTATAAATAATTCAGATGCTAGTTTACATTCTTTAGCTTCTCATAAACTAATTAATGGAAATTCTTTTAAAGATCACATGACTGAAGCTTTATCCAATGGTACTTACGAGGATTTAGGTTTATCAACTGCAAAGGCTGAAGAACTAGATCCAACAAAGGAATCACCTATAACACCTGAAGATGCTATTAAAATAACACAATCACTAATACAAGATAGCTACATGCTTAAAGAATATTTGGTAAAGTACTATACGGATGTTTTACAATTACAATATAATGTAAATTTACCAAAAGCACAAATCAACACAAGTAAAAATACAGTAACAGCTGAAAATACTAATATTAATACCGATAATCAGAAAAAAGGACCGTTAAACATATACGATCCTAACACCACCACACTTTAAATAAAGAATATAAACACGGGTAACTAACGAAACAGTATGGACTTTGGAAAACACTTTGGAAAATTAGGTAAAATATTTAAATTATCTGATGGTAAATTAATGACAATTTTGCCAGAAAATGAAAATCATTTTTTAAATCAATTAAAAGAAAAAGGTTTAAAGGCAACTTTAATGCTAGATTCAACTACTAATTTTGATGAAGTAAAAGGTTATACTAAAAAAACTACTGTATCTAAAGAGAAAGAAGAAACAACTCAACCAATAGATTTAAATCAAAAAGAAACAACTCAACCGGTAGATTTAACTACAGATCAAGAAGTTAAAACAGATCTACCTCCCTCTATTAATTCATATAAATATAACAATCAAGAATACGTAAAATTAAAAACGCCTAAAGAAGGTAAGGAGTTTTTTGTTTTAAAAAGTGTAGCTGAAGAATTAGGCTATACTTTTGAAAACATTGATGGCGAGTACGAAAACATACCTACTATTAAAAGTAAAGATGACTTTATTAAAATACAAGACACTAAATATCTTGAGGTAACTGAAAGTAACGAGCTGTTATTTGATAAATATGAAGAAGATTTTGATATTGAGCTTGAGCCTTCAAGCCAAATTGAAGATGAAATAGCGCCTGATGGGTCAGTTGAAGATTACATAATAGGTAGTGGCTTTGATTTTTCAATAGAAACTCCAGATAAAATTTTAACATACGAAAATGCTGCTGACTGGTTTAATTACAGGTCTGAATTATCTAATTATCCTTTTACAAAAGAAACTGTACAAGAATCTACAATTTATAGTGTTTTACCAGGTGAAGACGAAATTACACCTGAAGGAGCGTATTTAAAAAGTGGTTATCTATCAAAAGAAATATTTGGAACTATAGATACTTGGGATGAAAAAGCTCATCTTAGAAACAAAGAAGTAAAAGAAAAAATATTTGCAGGAACTCATGGTTATAACCCTGCAACAGATACGTTATATAAATTATCTAAACCTGTAAAAGTCGATGAGGCTTCAAAATTATATGCTTTCCATAACCAAACGGAGTTTGTTGATTATGATAAATTTGTTGAGAAGGAAAATACAAAAACTATAGATTTACCACTTGTTCAAGACTATTATTCTTTACCTAATGCGATTCCAATATCAACTATCGGAAGTGTAGAATATCAAAAGAAACTCATAGATAGTATGGTATTAGATAAAAACGGCCAAGCAGCAGTTTTTGATGAGCGTTTATTTAATTTATCTTCATCTAATTTTGTAGAAACCGCTAGTGGTTTGTTAATGAAAAGTGGATTTTATATAAACCAAGGAGGTAAAGGTGTTGAAATTTATTCCCAAGATTATTATGAACATTTGTTAGAAGAAGAGTTAAAACGTATCGATAAAGAATTAGAAGACTTAGGCCCAAAGCCAACTTTTAGCAGTGCAGGTTTTTCAGTTAGAAATGCAACAACTCTTGATCAATTCGAAAAAATTTTAAATGATTATAATAAAAAATTAGAACCATTACTTGAACAGAAAGAAAGTGCTAAGAAAAGAATGGAAGAAAAAGCTACTTTAAGTGTAAACACTTTAAATTATAATATTGAAGATATAAAAGAGTCAGTTGAAAAGTTTAATAATTTTTTAAATACCGCAGGACAATATCATGACGTAGATATTGATACTTGGACTGAAAATTATATAGAGTTTGCTAAAACTTTAATTACGAAGGAAGACAAAAAAGAAGCACACTTGAGAGTTGCGGGTGCATATGATTACATTGAATTATTACGTAAAGATTCTTTAACATATGAAATGATGGTAAGCATGAGGATGTCACCTGATAAAATAATATCACTTGTAGAAAATGCTGATGAAAAAACAAAATCACTACCGATATTTGAAGATATATTAGAAGTATACAACCTTTTAACTGGCCCAGATGTAACAGTTACAGACGCAGAGCTATTAGATTTTTTAGATAGAACTAAACATATGGAAAAAACCGAAGCAGGTTTTATACTCAACGTGCTTAATACATCTATACTAGATCTTGAAAAAGACCACGTTAAAGAAGCTAGAAAAGAACACGCAAAGACATATTTTCCTAATTTAACTCAATCTAGTATATTTGAAGACTACACAACGAGAGACGAGGAACTTTTGTATTTAAAATATGGTAGCGCTCATGATGAAAATAAAGCGTTAGCAATTCTTGCACAACAATATCCTGATGGTTTTCCAGTTTCATTACTTGGAAATGATATTCTTATAAGGACTGATATAAAATCAATAAAAATAGATGATGATCTCAACCAATCTGATAGAGAAGCTATAATTAATACTGATAAATTTAAAAATTTAGTTAAATCGTTATATAAGACAGAGGGTTATTTAGAAGATAAAAAAAGCGAAGTAGACAAGCAAATGCGTGTAGATAAAGATCTTGAACTATTAAAATACGCATTAAACGAAGAGGCCACGAAGTTTTCAGCTGAGTTTTTTAGTGAAGGTAAATTGATTGATAATGTTAGAGATGATATAGGTTTACAATTGAAGAATATTGGTACAGAAAAAGCAAAGATAATTTATCAAATGAATGAAATAGAGGGAACTATGGGAGAGCTCACGGTTAACCTTAAGGATTTGGAAAAGGAAATAGAATACTTTGATGAAAACACAGTAGTTGAAATAGAAAAGATAATGGAAAAATATAATATTGATCCAGAATCTCCAGGCGCTATGGATATGCTTAAAAAAAATCCAAAAGCTGTAGATGAGTTCAATGGGTTGGGATTGGCAAGAAACAGTCTTTTAAATCAATATAATTTATTGGCAACTGAAACAATACCCACTTACGAGCGGTTATACGAAGAAGTAGTGCAGGAATACGCGACTATATTAAGTACTGAAGATGAGTATGCTTTAGCTAAGAATATAGCAGATAGAAAGCATGCTACAGGAACTTACTATGCTACAACTTTTGGTGCGTCTGTATTTGATATTTTTTATGGATCAGCCGCTGCGATTATGTCTTCTGGATCTAGAACATTACAAACACTAGGTGGTTTTGAGAAAGGTAGTATAGGCTATAGTTTACTACAAGACGTGGCTGAGTTTGGTGATTGGTTAGGAGATGATGTTGATAAAAAAGTTCAAAGATGGAACAATAGTTTAAGTTTACCTACTAGATGGGAAGATGTTGATAATGCGGGATCAGCAGTAGATTATTTATTTACTGGGTTTACTCAAAATATACCTTATGTTCTAATGATGATAGGTTCTGGTGGTTTAGGTGGAGTGAGAGGTGCTACAGCGTTAATGGGTACTATTGCTTATGCTGACGATTTTGATCAAAAGTACAAAATGAACGAACTTTGGATAGAAAGTGGTGGTATGTATGGACAAGAATTTAGTTTCTTTGAAATGTTTAGTAGTGCTTTAGTATCTGGAACAGCTGAAATGTTCTTTGAAAGAGTTTCTTTTGGTCAATTAAAAGCATTAGGTTATTTTGGTAAAACTGGATCAAAATCATTAGATAATGCTAAAGACGCTATGAAAAAATCTATAAATAAGACATGTAAATTAGATGTTTCTAAAGGCGGTAGATTAGACCTTTTAAGTAAAGCATTAAAATATCCTAAAGATTTTGCGTCGGAAGGTTTCTCTGAGTTCATGACTGAATTTTCTAATAACTTTATGGATGTTATGATTGGTGTTGAAGGTGTTAGTATAGCAGATGGTTTAGATGAGGCGTTTATAAATGGCGCTTTCTTATCGTCTATGTTACACACTCCTGCAATGTTTAAAAAACCTTTTTTAGATGCATTTATATCTCCTGAAACAAATCAAAGGTTAGCTCAACAGAGTGAAAAAGTACAAAAATTAATGATACAGCTTAATGACGCGTCAGTATCTACAAAACAAAAAGAAAAAATTGAAAAAGAAATAGAGCAAATTGGTTTAGATATTAATCAAGCGTTAAGTAAAGATTTGTTTAAAGTAGATTTAATGACTAATGAACAAAAACGTGAGTTACTTGATATACACCAAAAAGATATAGATGCTAGAAAAAGAGTAACAGAAATAAATTCAGATAAAAGTTTAACTTCAGAGCAGAAAGCTCAAAAATTAATAGCTATAACAAATGGTATTAATAAAAGAGCTGTTGAAAAGAATAAGTTATTAGCTGCAGTAGATCCTAAGAAAGCTGAAGAGCAATATCAAAAATCTATAAATTATTTTAATGATTTAACAGCATTAAATGAAGGCGGTAAAATTGAAGTAGACATTATAGAAACAAATACTGACGAACAATTTGTTGAAGCTGGAATGGATAATTTAGATAAAATAGTAGAAGAAACATCTAAAAGTGAGAACGCAATAGTGTCACTTAATGAAGATATAAATACTTCTAAAGAAAATATAAATAATGCGAAAACAGAAATAGAAAATATAAAGGAAGAATCAAAAAATAAAACCAAAGATGTTAACACTGATATAAAAGATATAGAACTTGAATCTAATAAAAAAATTGATGAAGCTAATAAAGAAATCAATGATACTTTAAATAAAGAAAACTTATCTACAAAACAAAAAGAAAGTGCGGTAAATAGGTTAAAGAATAATATTAAAGATTTAATCAATGAAAAGGTTAATAAAATAAAAGCTAAGAACCTTGAAAAGAAACAAATAAGAGAAGATAGACAAAATAATATTAAAGAACAAAATAATATTATTAATAAAGAAAAAAAGAATAAACAAAACGCTGAAGACGCGTTATCGATAAATGGTTCTCTTGAAACAAACGTTAAAATAGGTGGTAATATTTTAAATACCAATGCATATGGTAAAATGGTACCTATATACGATGGTAAAACTGGGGAAATAGTAAAATTAAAAGTAGTTATAAATAAACAAAAAGCTATAAAAGATGGAGCGTGGACTACAGTAGCACATGAATTTACACATGCTTTATTTGCTAATACTTTAAAGTCTGATTCTAAAATGCGAGAAGTATTAGGTGAATCAATGGCTGAAATGTTATCTAAAGGTAATTTAAAATTTAAGGATGGTACAGCTGAAAGTTTATTTTTTGCTAGAGTTGCGGGTTATGATGCTAATAAACAAGGCGAAGAAGCATTAGCTATCGCGGCAGAGATGTTGGTAAAAGGTGATTTAACTATAAAAGAAGGTATATTAAGTAAACTGGGTAACATGTTCAGAAGATGGTCCATGAATAGATACGGTTACGATTATAAATTTGATTCTACTAAAGACATAGAAAACTTTTTAAAAGACTACAGCTACTCTATTAAAAAACATAAACCTACTAAAGCTTTAGCTAATTTATTAGAAAAAGGTGCTGAGGGTAAAATGTTTAAAAACGCTAAAACACCTAAAGATAAAAGAGATTTACAAATGTATTACCAAGCCTCTAGCAATTGGATGGCTAATAATCCGGAGATCGTAAATAAATACGATAAGCATACTAGAAACGAGGATGGTTCTAAAAAATATAAAAACAAAAAAGAGTGGAAAGAAAGAGGTGAGGTTGATAATGTTGCTATATGGCAATATATTATGGAATCTGGTAAAAACTCTTTAGATAGTAGAATATTAGAAGAACAGGGCGGTTTTGATCCTAAAGGTTTACCTAGAGAAGTACAACAAGACTATATAAGAAAAGTAAAAACCGAACTTCAAATGAGGTGGTTAAAAAACTTTGATCCTTCAAAAAACGAAAGCGCAGCAGGTTATTTATTTGGTAAAAATGGCGTCTTGTATCACGCAAAACAAGATGTTCAAAAAGATTATGTTGAAAAAGAAGGTGGTACAGATAAACGTTCTTTAGATAGACAAACATCTGATGGTCAAAGTTATGCTGATGTTATAGAAGCTGAAAAAGAAGCTATATACGATGATATAGATAACGCTGATTTATCAAAACAAGAAAGTAAAGAGCTTAAAAATACTATCGATGATTTAATAATGGTAGTAGAAATGTTAGATTTGCCTAACGACACGAAAACAGCAATAAAACAAACTATAGCATCTGCGTCTATACCATTAGATGGTTTAACTTATAAAGGTGTAAGAGACTTGTTAATATCAACTGAGGGTAAAGCAACTACAGAGAAAAAGGTTATACCAACTGGAGCTTTATTTGAGGTGTTAAATAATATTTCTTCAGAGTTTGGTATTGACCCACTTAGAATATTAGCTAAACAAGATTTAAATGCTGAGCAAAGAAAAGCAGCACAAGAATATATATTTACTAAATCTGTAAATCAAGACGGTTCATTTAACCCAAGGTTTTTAGATGCTTTACCAGAAGGTCAAGACAGAGACGGTAGGGCGACTGGTGTTGCTAATACTAAACTTGGACAATTTTATGCTAAAGGTAAAAGATTAAAAGTTGGAGAAGGAGCTAAGAAAAAATTAGGGCAAAATTTTGCACAAAACAAAAGAAAAGATATAACTAAAGAAGAGTTTTTAAACTTGTTTGGTATAAATGCAGATGGTACATTTCAACCAGGTACTAAGGCTGATGGTGCTATTAGAGAGTTAGTTGTTCAAATGTCTCAATTAACAGCTAACCAAGAAATTAGATTAAATGCTGTAGAAAATAGATTAGAGTCAGCAAATGTTATAGCTAAATTAAAAGATGGTACATCAGAAGCAATGTATAACAAAACATTTGATGAGAATATTGATAAAGAAATGGAAGGATTAGGTAAATCACCTGAAGAAACATTTGAGCGTACAGGTTTTTTTTACGAAGAAGGTCCAACTAAAAAATATCCAGAAGGAAGAGATAAAGGCTTTGATAAAGATGATAAACAAACTATAACATTAATTGACCCTTCTGCTATATCAAAGTATGCTAAAGATAGAAACGGTAAACTTTTAAATATAACACAGCAACAACATCTTAATAGTACTATAGCAAAGTTTTTACTAAAATTTCCACAACACTTTGAAACTATAATTAATACAGTTACCGGTAGTGTAGATCGTAGTTTATATGGTACTAAAGAAAATTTTATAAATGAAGTAACTAAAGATTTGTCTAAAAAAGAAAAAGCTAAGTTTTTAGAAAATATAAAAAAAGTAGAACAAAAATATAAAAAGAGAAATAATTATACTTACAAAAGGTTTCAAACTAAAGACACTGTAAAAAAAATTAAAGAAGATTTAAAAAATGATAGAGCTAAGAATATTCTTGATTATGCAAGAGATGTTCAGGATTACTTAAAAGACAATCCAAATGATTTTGTGGTTTTTAACGAAATTAGACGTGATAACAACAGCAACCAAAGTGGTGGGTATGGTAGAAATCAAATTAATGCTCTTTTTTATATTAAAGAAAAAAATTCAGATAAAGCTGATGAAAAAATAACAGTAGTTGAAGAACATGCCTCTCCTCAAGCGGGTGTGATGACTGAAATAAACAACGCTGCTAGAAAAGGTATATTAGATAAACTTGAACCAATTTTTAAAGCTAAACTAATTCAAGGTAGTATGGCTGACAACATTGATAAAATAATAAATAATTCGTATAAATTTAAACAAGCACCAGATTTTAATAAAATAATAGCTCAAAAGATATTAAAAGGTAAACTAACTGTTAAAGATTCTAGACTAACGGCTTTAATAAGATACATCGTACCTCAAAAAATAGTAAAAGATGGTAAAGATTATTATGTTGATATAAACAACATGGTTTGGGCTCCAACAGGTAAAACTTGGGCACAAGAGTTCGGTGTTGATATAAAAGATAAAAGTATAGAAATCACGCAGTCCGTAATAGAAGCTCAAAACAAACTTGCGCGTGAAGTTATAATTGGTAATTTAACCCCTCAGCAAGCAAAGGATAAATTAAGTGAAATAAATTTAAAATCTTTAAGTGAGTTAGATACTCAAAGACCAACAAAGATAACTAGAAATAAACTAGTAGAACTTAGTAACAACGTTATATATAGTAAACCTATTGAAGTTAAAGGTATGTCTACTTTTGATTTTGATGATACGTTGGCTAGAACTAAATCAGGTATTAGGTATAGAATTAAAAATGATACAGGATTACCAACACCTGGAAGAAAAGTTATATTCTTAGCTGGTAGTGCTGGTAGTGGAAAATCTAATGTTGTTAAAAAACTAGGTTTAGAAAAACAAGGTTATAAAATGGTTAATCAAGATATTTCGTTAGAATGGTTAGCTAAGAACAACGGGTTACCTGCTGATATGAGGGACTTTACACCTGAACAAGCTAGTAAATGGAGTAGTTTACAATGGGAGGCTAGAGATATAGCACAACGCAAAGCTACTAAATTTAAAGGAAGAGGCGATGGTGTTGTAGTAGACGGGACTGGTGCGAGTACTATATCAATGTTTACTCAGATGCAAAAATACAAAGACGCTGGATATGATGTTCAAATGTTATACGTAGAAAGTTCTTTAGAAACAGCACTAGAAAGAAACAAAGCTAGAAAAGAAAGATCTTTAAGAGATTTTATAGTTGAACGTAATTGGAAAGCTGTACAGAAAAATAAAAAAGCATTTAAAGAAGAATTTGGTAATAACTTCGTTGAAGTTAATACTGATAACTTAACACAAGCTGATCCAATGCCTATGGATCTTGTTAACAAAATGAATAGTTTTACGAGTGGTTATATTAAAGGTAGATTAACAGCAGAGGAATTTGCTAATCAAGGCGATGATTTATTACAAAAAGGGGCTGAATTTGATTTTTCAGAATTTAATAAAGTAGTAGATGGAACGCCAGGTCCGTTACTTGAAAAAGCTAGAAATAGAGCTAATAAGTTTGGAACAAAAGATATGTTTGTTTTAACAGCTAGACCAGCTCAATCAGCGTTTGCTATACAACAATTTTTAAAAGGACAAGGTTTAGATATACCTATAGAAAATATAACTGGTTTAGGCAATAGTACTGGAGATGCTAAAGCTCAATGGATGTTAGATAAATTTGCTGAAGGTTATAATGATATGTATTTTGTTGATGACGCTTTACAGAACGTTGAAGCGGTTCAAGCCGTATTAGGTCAACTTGATATAAAATCAAATGTTGTACAGGCTAAGTTAAAAGAAAACGGTAAAATAGTTGAGCTTGGTGATAATACTATGTATAGTAAAGTTGTTAAAGATGATACTACTGGTGAAACTAAAGATATTAATACAGAGTTTAATGATATAATTGAGCGTAAGAAAAAAATAGATTCTAGAAAAAGATTTTCATCAGCGGAAGCTAGAAAAAGAGGCGCTAAAATAGGTAAGTTTAGATTTTATATACCACCGTCAGCTGAAGATTTTAAAGGTTTAATATATTATTTCTTAGGTAAAGGTAAGCAAGGTGATGCTGATATGAAGTTTTTCGAAAAAACTTTATTAAAACCTTTCGCTACAGGAATTAGATCTTGGAACGCATATAAACAAAACATGGTTAATGAATACCAAGCTTTAAAAAAACAATTTCCTAAAGTTAAACGAACTAAAGGGGTACCTGGTACTAGCTTTACTGTAGATACCGCTATAAGAGTATACTTATGGGATAAAGCAGGTTTTGAAATACCTGGTATATCAAAAACATTACAAAAAAAATTAGTTGCTTACGTTAATCAAAACGCTAATGTAAAAGGTTATGCGGAAGGTTTATCAACTTTAAGTCGTAGAAGTGAGGGTTATATTGAGCCTAGTAACAATTGGATGATGGAAGGTATATCTTTTGACTTAAGAGATATAGTAGAAAGGGTTGGTAGACAAGAGTTTTTACAAGAATGGATAGATAATAAAAATATAATACTTTCTCCAGAAAATTTAAATAAAATAGAGGCGGCTTATGGTACTGGTTTTAGAGATGCTTTAGAAAATATACTTTTCCGTATGGAAAATGGTACTAACAGAACTTTCGGTCAAGATAAAGTAACGAACAGATTTACTGAATGGATAAATGGATCTGTTGGTGCTATTATGTTTTTCAATACTAGATCTTCACTGCTTCAAACTATGTCTACTGTAAACTTTATTAATTGGAGTGATAATAATTTATTTAAAGCTTCTAAAGCTTTTGCTAATCAACCTCAGTTTTGGAAAGATTTTGCAATGATATTTAATTCACCACAGTTAAAGCAAAGAAGAAAAGGTTTACAAACAGATGTATCTGCTTCAGAATTAACTCAAACATTTGCTGATAATGGTTATAGTCCTAGAACTGTTATTAATTATCTATTACAAAAAGGTTTTCTACCTACACAAATAGCAGATAGTTTTGCTATAGCTTTTGGTGGCGCTTCATTTTATAGAAACAGGTATAATAAATACATTAAAGAAGGCATGTCTGCTAAAAAAGCTAATGAACAAGCTATGTTAGATATGCAAGAGATCGCTGAAGAAACACAGCAATCATCAAGAGAAGATTTAGTATCACAGCAACAAGCTGGACCACTTGGCCGTATAATATTAGCATTTCAAAACGTTACAATGCAGTATGGTAGATTAACCAAAAAAGCTTTATCTGATATTGTTAACAATAGAGGTGATATGAAAACTAACGTGTCTAAATTAATATATTATGGAGCTGTACAAAATGCTATATTTTTATCACTTCAAAGCGCTTTAGCTTTTATGGTATGGGGTGACGATGAAGAAGCAATTGATGATAAAACAACTAGAGTAGCAAATGGTCTTTTAGATTCATTTTTAAGAGGTACTGGTTTATATGGCGCTGTAGTTTCTACTATTAAAAATACTGTTATACAATGGGATATACAGTCTAATAAAGGCTATGGACAACAAGATACTGGTAAAATAGCTCTTGAGCTTGTAAATTTATCTCCACCAATTGGTAGTAAGATTAGAAAAATAGTAAGCGCTTTTAAAACAGAACAATATAATAAGGGTGTTTCAGATGAGCTAGGTTTAAGGGTTGAAAATCCTACAATTAAAAAATGGGCTAGTATAATTGAAGCTGCGACTAACATACCTTTAGCTAGATTATTAAATAAAGCAAATAATATAGAAGAGGCTGTTACAGGTCAACATGCTGTATTAGAGCGTATAGCAATGTTGTTAGGTTGGAATGCTTGGGAATTAGGTGTTAAAGATGAAGAATTAGAAGCTGCTAAAGATGCTGCTGCAGAAAAAAGAGCTGAAAAAAAGAAAAAAGAAAAAGAAGAGAAAAAATTATTAGAAGAAAAAGAAAAAGAAAAGGAAAAAGAAAAAGAGAAAAAAGAAAAAGAAGAAAAAGGTATTAAAACAGTCAGGTGTTCTGGTACTAGATCAAACGGTGAGAAATGTGCTATGACTACTGAAACAGCGGAAAAAACTTGGTTATGTGTTCACCATAGAGAGTTTAAAGATGGTAGTGATACAGACGGTGATGGAGTAAAAGAATATAGATGCACGGCTACCAAAACTAGTGGTGATAGATGTAAGAACAAAACTGAGAATGAGAACAAAAAATGTTATGCTCACCAATAAACGTGTGATTATAATATAGAACCAAAAAATAAAAATATGGTAAATTGGATAAATTCTTGGAAATCAAGTAACAAAAAGAACAAAATAGATTTTACATTCAGATTTGGATGGTTAACAATATGGGAGATAAAATGGTGTGCTGCTTGTAAAAAAGATGACACGTGCTGTAAGAACAAATTTAGATTAATGCTATTAAACTTTGGATTTGAAATAGGGTTATAAGATGAAATGGATAGGTCAACACATATGGGATTTTATATCTAGATTTCGTTCTACAGTTTATATTGAAAACTTAGAAACATCATCAGAAGAAAATGTCCTTGTAGTTGACTCAGATGGTAAGGTAACAAAAAATACTACATTAGGTGGTGCTGATTTAACTTATAATGGAAACACAGCTAATGGTATACTAACTTATGGTAGTGCTAGCACTATTGATGTTGAATCTACCTTTACTTATCAAGGAACTAGTAGCGGTAGTCACTTATTACAAAGCCCAGTAATTAGTGGAAGTAATAGTATGTTTAACGCATATGTATTAGACGTTAATGCTGCTTATGCTGGATCTCATACAGTTCAAGGTTTTAACATAGATTATGATAAATCAACAGTAACAACTGGATCAGGTGAAGTTAATATAAAAGGACTAACAGTTGATTTAAACGATACTACAACAAACGACGCTGGAACAACTCATAATTACTTTGGGATACAAAATGTATTAACACATGCTAATGCACAAGGTACTATAACACATTACGGTATACAAAATACTTTATCAGGTGGTGATGTACAGTATGGAATCAAAAACTCTTGTGCTGGAGCTACAGCTGCGACAACTTACGGTTTACATCAAACTATAATAGATGGTGGTTATGATTTGTATTTTAGAAGCT